ACCAGCTTTCGCCGCCCGCTGTCGTTTCGCTCCAGGCTTCGCCCAATTCTTCCGCCGTCACGTTCGTCGTAATTGCCAGTGATGGCGATGCAACTGCCGCGCCGACCATGATGGCGTTGCCGCTTGATGTCGCCGCCAACTCGACCGACGCCGCGACCGCCGGAACGGCGATAGCGCTGGTGCTTTCGGTAAGCGCTATCGCCGCCGTGCCACTCGCCGCCTGGGCGCGCGTTGCAGTCGTTGACTGCGTGATGGCGATGCTGACCGATGCCGCCATCGAAACGGTAAACTTGGCGGACGCCGAAACCGACGCCGCGCCGGTTACCGACGCCGCGCTGGACATGACGCCGATGGCGTTGGCCGACGCTCCTGCGGAAATTGATACCGCAGCGGCTACATGCTGTAGGCGCTTAACGTCTGCCGTCGCGGTTGCGGATATGGATACCGCAGCCGCGCCTTCATACAGATTTAAATCGTCTAGTTGTTCGAGCGTCCCGTAGGCGTCGAGGTCATCCATCGACCCCCAAGCATCTAATTGCTCAAGCGTCGGGCCTAAAATTTCAGCCATAGTTAGGCGGCGGTCACATCCAGGTCGCCCGCGTTAATCCGCAAAATGTCGCCCGTCGTAATCGTCTTTGCTGCGGCGAAGGCTCCGTGCAGCAACAAATTCCCGCTTGTCGATGCGTCATATAACCCCCAATGGCTTATTGCGCCCCACGTTCCTGTTGCTGCGTTAAATTCTACCGTGCCGGAGGTCGTGATTGCACCGCTGCTTGCCGCGCTAAAACTCGCCTCTTTTCTCGCGTAATTATTACCTGAAATTTCCGTTCCCGAATTGTCATCGCCGAAGCTCCCGGTGCTTAATCCGACGTAGACGTTGGACGGCATCGTGTACGCGCCGACGCTGCAAATATGGTCGAGAATTTCATTCTCTAAATAGTCGGACATTGCGCTCATGCCACTTCTCCATAATCAGTCGTGAGTGTAAGTGGACCGGCGAACCGCGCACGGTCTTCGTCGGCCTGGATCGCGGCGGCTGCGCGCTGGAATAGCGCGTCATGCTGCGCCTGTTTCTGGTCATCCATCAGATAGCCAAACGCTTCCGCGAGCGCGCCGTGCAAGTACAGGTCTGGATGGCGGGTAAGAATGTTGTTGGTCGTGTTGGCGTCGCTGAGAGCGGAGATGCTTGCGACATAAGCTATCTCGGCCGTGTAACTATCATCGGGAGTCGGCCGCAAATACAATTCAGTGCCAAGCACCGAATATGCTTTCGGTTTGCCGTTGCCGGTCGCGGAATACTCGCGATCCGCTTGTTGCGGCGTCATAAATGTTAAAATTGTGCGCGGCGAGGTGTTTAAACGGACATGACGAATATCGCGCACGTCCGTTGGAAGAGAGACATACGCATCGCCTGCCGTCAGCGTCGCGGTCACACGGGTTTCTTGACTGCGGGTTTCCAGTTCGCGGTTCATGCGCGCCTCGGCCAACGCGATAAATTCGGCTGCGCGGTCTGCCATGTCCGTTCTGGCTAACCAGTTATCTATTGCGGTTTTTAATTCTGAAAAGGTCGAAATCGCCATCAGATTTTTCCTGCGGTCGTCCTAAAAAACCGGTTTTCGGGATCGTTCAGCCAGCGCTTCCACGCGGCTAAATTGTGTTTTGGATCGCCTAGTTTTTTAACGAGATCGAAATAAACCGCGACCGGAATGTCTGCCACTTGGTGATGGTGTTTACTGCCGGTTTGATAACCGCCTTTTTCCCAATCGTTTGCCGCACGTTTATTGTTTTCGAGAATTGGGTTGATTTCTTGCCGTGTGACGACATGCGTTTCGTCACCGTGCGTTTCCCAGGTTGTAACCTTGCCGGGAGCGCTGGATAAAATTCGTTTCATAAAAGAAAAGGGAGAGCCGCAGCTCTCCCCCCCTAGTGTTACGACGTGGAGTGTTACGACGTGGAAAGATCAACCACAGCCGCGTGCGATTGTGGCGCATGCGGCACGAGCGTTACCTCACTGACGATGGCAAACTTCTTAGCATCGCCTGTGGGCGCAACTTCATCGACCGAGAACATACGGCCAGGAAGATGCCCGATAGCCATATAGTCGCTATCGATAAGATACAGCTCGCTATTCGAGGCGTACCGATCGATCACGACATTTAACTGGCCAAAATCGGTTAAATACATTGCGACTGACCCCACTATGACGGCCTCTTGGGGAGAGCCCGCTGTCATATGGAGCTGGTTGGTCACAACAGACCCTGACGAAAGATCAGAAAAAGCGACCTTATTCTTTGGGCTGACGACCAACATATCTGGCTGCCCGCCGTCTGTATAAGCCGCTTCCATCGCGTTATCGATCTGAGCAAGCGTCAGCGCACGATCCGTACCGGATAGCGTCGCTGCATCGGCACCAGTTCCGGCAGAAGCAGAGCTACCAGAAGCTGCGTCGATGTTAGTAATCCATGAAAGCAGTTTGCCCATTTTGCGAGGCTCGCTGGAACTGCGGGCTTCGTTTTTGAACAGACTCTTTTCAATATCACGACGCTGTTCGATCGCTTTATTGACTTGCTGGTATTTTTCCTCGCGATCGCGACCAGCTTTATCAACGACGTCGAGAGTATTCGACACTGCGACAGCCTGCACAGCTATCTGATGATAATTGCCGTGCCTGACCGTGGCTGTGGGGTTCACAAACGAATAATCGCTGCCCTCACTAGCCGAATTTGCGTCACTAGCGGCGGTCAAATTTTGTGTTTGCCACTCGTGAAACACCGCCTTTGTGGTGATTTTTTTGGAGTTCGAGAAGATCGGCGTCTCATCGGGGTCAATCCGATAAATAACATCTTCCAAGCTCTCACGCTCTCCAACAGCGTTGCTCGTCAAATAGGTAGCCATAGCGGCCTCCGTTATTAAGTGAGAAGAAAGTCCACGGCAGCATCAACGGCTTTACCCCGTCGCTGCTTGCCAATTCGCTGAAGCTGTTGCCGCTTCGTTTTTGTTGAGATCTCGCGCTTGGTCGTAGGTTGCCCGGACTTAGCCATCTTCGGAGCTTTTGCGGCTTTCTTTTGTGCAGCCGGTTTTTGCTGCATCAATAGATCGTACAAATACGCTTTGCGTAGCGCATTGACTGCACGATGATCGCCGGCGGCTTGAAGCTCATCCGCGGAGTACCCAAGATACCGTTGCGCGTGCGTGAAAACTGCCGTCTTCTCTTTTTGCGCTGTCTCTGGATCTCGCCACTCTGGGATGACCTCTAAAAGTTTTTGGCCTTCCTGTCGCAGACGCTCTTGTGCCTGCGCTTGTAGGTTTGCCATTTGCTCTTGCTGGACCCTTTCTTGTTCTACCTTCACCTGAGACATCGCTTCCTGGCGGTCGCGAAGTGCCTCACGTTGAGTCATAAACTCGATCGGATCTTCAGCTTTTAACGCATCCCAATACTCTTGAGATGGCTCCGATTGGGCCAAGGCGGCCTCGACGTTTGCGAGTTGTTCAGCGTAGCCTTGTCGCTGCGCTTCCAACGCCTGCAGCGTAGCTTCGGCCTGCTTCCGGCTTTCCGCAACTGCCTGCGTTTTTTTGGTGTAATCGGCCTGACGCAAATATCCAGATTGCAACTCATCTAACGTCAGATCGACTTCGTCATCGCCAACGCGGACCCGGTAAGTGTGTGCCGGCTCATCCTCGACGGCTTCGACTGCCTCTTCTTCTTCCTCAAAAACCTCGGCGTTATCCTCTAGGATTTCCTCGGCGTTTGCGGTTTCCGTTTCGGCTTCGACCTCAACCTCTTCGGTTTCGGCAACTGCCTCTTGCGGCTCTGGCGTTTCCTCTACAGGGGCCTCGGCGTTAAGAAGTGTGTCTACTGCAGATGCAATAGACAGCGGAGTCCCATCATCTTGGGCTACTTCGCTCATTTAAATCTCCAAATTTTATGTGACTGCCGTATGGCTTGGTCAGTGCATCAATTTCCGATGCATCTCGTCTTCAGCCATCGCGCCGGTTTCTACGACGCTCTTTAGATGACCGTGAAATTCTTCCAGTGCTTGCAGTAAAAAATACAACCGCTCTCGGCCACTGATGTCGTCTATCGGTGACGTGGCCCACTCTCCCTTATATCTGTCGCGCAGATGCTCTATTGCCTCAGTAAATATCTCATTGGCAAAAACTTCCTTTGCCTTGGCTGCGCGATACATCTCGGCACGCCGCTTGCCTTCATCGCTCATGCGCGTGGCAGATTGCTACTGATGTCAGCGCCGGTCATCGCTTCGACGTTGCGAAGATCCGCCTCAAGCTGCATTTCGCGCAAACGCATTTGCATTCTCATTTCCATTTCTTCGCGCTTAATTTCTAACTCGGCGGCGGCCTTTTCTCGTTTCATTTCGATCTCGGCCTGGAGCTTCATCCGATCGTTCTCGATTTCCGCCTGGGCCTTGGCTTTTTCAAGCTCAATGACCTCATCCTGCGGTGACTTTTTCTCCGCATGTCGGGCCTGGATTTTTTGCTGCAGTTCAGGCGGCAGATTGTCAGGATCCAACAGGAACGCGGAAGAATCCTTGAAGCCGTTAAGCTCTATAATCTTGGCGAGCGTGTCCCGATATTGCTGCAGCGTGCATAGCGGGTTTGCAACGCCGAGCTTCGTTAAAATCTCTTCCTGCTTCTGCGCAACCTGGGTTAAAACCGCGATACGCTTTTCAGCGTCGCCGTTGCCAATACCAACCTCAACTATCGTGTCAAATTCGGTGTCCCAATTTTGTGGATCCATTGGGATGAACTTGTTTCGCAACCGCACGATCCGCGGACCCTGTTGATAGGTTTGAACAAGTTTTAAAATCGACTGCATTAAATGACGCACGCCTGTCTCGGCGAACACGCGGGCGATCATCTCAATTTTTTGTTGGCTGGCAGAGATCGTAGCGGCAACCGCGGCGCGCGTGCTGGACTGCAAACTGTCCGCGTCCAAACCCATCGCGGCTTTCGTCATTCCGGTGCGGTTTTCTTTGACAGAGTCGATGTACTCCAAAAGCGGGAACGCCATTTGATTGATTGGCGGCGGCGTAATCGGTTGAACCATCCCAGGCGCACGCATCCTGACGACGCCGCCTGGACGGTTCGACATGAGATCGTCCAAATTTACCTGGCCCTCGACGGCTGCGACGCGCGCGTTCTGTGTCGCAAAAATGTTGTCCAGCTGTTGGCGCAAAAGCGCACTTTTGATTTGCTGCAGATCCTTGACAAGCTCGGCGACCGATCTGCCTACAAGGCGATGAGGCATAAGAATCGGACTAACAACGGAGAACGGCATCATGCCGTATGGCTCGTTGTGAACAATCTCGTAGTCCGCGCCGATGCAGCAAACGCGCCTTAGCTCGGCGATGCCGTCGTCATCGTAATCAGTCCGCAAATACGCTTCCGTATACAGCACGCCTTGCTGGCTAACGTCGAGCGTACTGTCTTCGCCGCCGCTTTCGAGATCCTCAAATCTATTTTCGCGATCCTGATCAACCTCGTTAAAGCCGGCATTCCTTTCCACTAGCTCGCGGTCGTACCCCATAGAAATAAGGTCACTGGCAGACAACCGTGTACGGTGCGCGGCAAATCGGCAGTCGTCCATCGACTTGGCGCGGCGGTTGAACAAAAACTCTTCGGGCGGAATGTTTTCGACGCGGACGCGGCCGTCGCGCTTGGTGCGCCTGACGCGGATATCGAAAATTTGCGGCGCCGGCATAATCGTGCCGTCAGGCGCCATTTGATCCTCGCCAACAGATCTACTGTTTTGTTCCAACACCTCTAAGTCGTCGTCGGCCAGTAGAGCCGTCAGCTCGTCTTCCGTTAATCCTTCGTATTCGTCTTCGGTGACCTCCTGGGTCTGGTCAAAGTAAGATTTCACCACGCCGTATTTGAATAAAAGACTGTCCTTTAAAAAATTATGCAAAATTACGAACCCGTTATTATCCGAGTTCAAAATAAAATTGCAGTAATCGGTTGCCTGGGCGGCAGCTTCGACATCTTCCGGGCCGCGTGGCGCAAACCGCACAAAGTCGCCGCTCGCCGTGAATATTTTCATCAACGATGGCAGCATCGCATCGATCGTGTCAGCGACCTCTGTACTGACGACTGCAGACCGGCCTTCCATCTCGTTGCCGAGCGGCTCGCCCAGGTAATAGTCCATGGATTCAATGCGATCGGCAGACAGCTCAGTGTCGTGATAATTGACACTGCTCTCGATTTCCGAGCGCACAATTCGCTGAAATTCTAGGTCTGTTTTTTTTGCCATTTTAGCCGCAATTTTGTATAATTTAAGACGGGAGAAACAC